CCACACCTTCGCAAACTGCTTGCCCACCCAGCGATAACTGTTCGAAGTCAGGTGTCCGCCTTTGTCGGGGTATGGATACACCGGTGTCGCCAGTACCCAATTCGGCCGTTCGTTCGAAAGTTCCCACTGCGCCATGCCAATCGCCAGGTTGTTCTGGTCGCTGGTATAGCTCGCCCCCGTTTGGTACGTCAGGAACAACGGTGGCTGCGACTGCTCGGCGATCGCCGCGACGATGTCGGCTTCGATGTCCGCATACAGCGTGGCGAGCTTTTGCTTGTACTCTTCAACCGTCACTACACCACCCCAGTCGGGTTTGTAGTTGAACTCACCCTGAAGGAAGGAAACGCCTACCAGCCCGTAGGTTTTCCCCTCGGCCAGCGCCACGGCCTTTACCTTTTCCGTTGCTTGCGTCAGTCGCTGCCAACGATTGGTCGAGTCCCCTTTGATTAGCCTCTCGATGGGTTGACCAGCCACTCCACAGCAACTGGCTACGAACGCCCTGGACTGATCGTTCAACACCTGCAGTCGCTGGTTGTGCAGCTTCTTGGCCAGGTTGGCCATGCCAACAACGGTGGACTCGCCTTCATTGCCAGCACCAGGCGAAAGCGCTGCCACTTCTTCATCCGACAGAATCGTCGCACCGGATCCGGCATCATTAACCACGGCTTTCAACGGGGTCAGTGTCGCGGACCCAATCGGCGTGAATGCCCCTGCCGTACGGGATGCGGGACGCACTGAATCGCCCAGCATCAAGTTGCCAAACTTCGGCGTTTTGGAAAGTGCTGGCCACCCCTCGAATCCGGTGGACAGCGACTGGCCATATTCGGCGAAGTGGTTGTAGTCCCAGATCGGGCGCGCCACTTCGGTGTTGTACTCACTCAGTACGCCGGCGGCCGATGCCAACCCCTTTTGATTCGCCTGCAGGATCGCATCAGCGGTAAAGCCAGGGAGTTCTGTAGTTTTGGATTCGCCATGAAGGGGCAGCATGTAACCGACGAAGCCAAAGTCATCGACAACAGCCAAGGCGTGGCCATTGGAGCGCTCGAATGACTGGTCCCCCATCCGCAGGCGCTCGGTGGAAAGCTCCAGATCAGATGTCTTGAATGAAGTGGGAGTGACCTCGAGGCCGGTGTATCCGGCATCATCGGTAACGGCCAATACCACCTTCGAGCTATCGCCGATCCGGTCACGTACAGAGGCCACCGCCGATGCACTCGGGTACTCGCCCACTCTTACGGCAGCGCCGGCATCGTTCTTGTAGAGGGTGAGGAAGCCGTCACTGTGAGTCGCAGCAACGCTGAAGTGTTGCCCTGGTGTCGTTGTCGCCAAGCCATGGGCGATGTCGTCCTTCAAACCTGCCGACAGCTGGGCAACATCCCGGGCGGCCTCAGATCGATCTGCTGCTGCTTGCGCGGTAGCCAGGTCGTCAGTGACATCATTGAACTGCACCTGGATCCGGTTATCCCGTCCGTCTTTGACCACCCGCAGGTCATAGAGCCCATTCGCAGCTGCAAGCTGCACCAGGCCGTCCTGGTCAGCATTAAATGGATTGAGCAGCCCCGCACCATTAGCTTTCTGCAGGCCGGTGGCCAGGCTTTCGGTGCCCCGCACATACAGGTAGCACACCGCATCGGAGAGCTTATTGCCCTGATCGTCCTGGACGAAGAAGTTCTTGAGTTCCAAATTAAGCTCCGGTGATGGGCGTCAGTTGCCCAGAAAGTTGTGCGCCGGTACCGGCATGTCCGGCGAAGCTCGCCGCGTTGGTTGGGACTGGGCTGGATCCGTGCTGATGGCTGGCGATATCGGCATTCATCTGAATCACCACCTCGATCAAATCGCACAGAACCTGCAGCACGTTGACCGACTCAGATCCCAGCCAGGTTGTGGGCGCAATGCTGCGGCGGGCGCCTTCGATGCGCTCCTGCAGCTGGCCACCCACCGTCAGGTTCAGTTTTTGGCCCACCACCTGGTTGAGGTCACGGCCGCTGGCCAAGTGCAAGTCATCCAGAGCGGCCAGGCTCGCAGCCCCACCCGACAGCAGCTTGAGTGCGCCGATCGCCTCGATCGTCTTGATGCCCCCGACCGACTCGGTCGAATGGTCGTCCACCGCCACCTTGCTGCGCTGGTGACGCTCGATGTTGGTCAGGCTCTCAACCTCGCGATCGATCGACTTGTCCAGGATTCGGCCATCGGTCTGGCGCAGCCAGTTGCCGTCGGCATCGGCGCGCTGCTGGGCGGCGTCGCTGTGCTGCCACACCTGGTCACCCTTCGGCACCTTGGGCAGGCTCAGGCCGTGCGGCAGGATCGCCTGGATAAACGGCTTGCTCGGCAGGCCGTAGGCAAAGGACACGACCACGCGGGTGCCTTCTTCCGGGAAGGCGAAAAAACCCATCTCGTCGCCGCCCATCGGCATCGGCAACGGCACGCCGGCCAACACTGGCAGCGCCGGATCCGGCTCGTCGTCTTCGCCCAGCAGCTCGAGGTCCACCGCAAAGCGCGGCCGGAAGTCGTCGCAGATCCCGGCGCCGGCCGGGGCGTCCGCCACACCGACCACCCGGGCAAAGCGCGGCAGGTGATAACCGCCGGTGAGTTCGGGGAATTGCCGCTCTACGCTGCGGCGGATTGCGTCTTCCATCGGATCGCCATTTGGTTGCCGGTGAGCGTCACCTGGGTGATCCGCTCGCCTTGGTTAATGGATGCACCTGGTCGCAACCCGGGAAGGGCCGCGATCATCGCGCTCTGGTTGTTTTGGTAGCCGTCGAACAGCGCGACAGGCAGCTGCAGCGGCGATCGGGAGCCAAAGAAACTGTCCGTCCAACTGCCCACAAACACTTCGCCGTCGCCTTGCTGTTGCCACATGAAGTCGCGGATCCCGAATACCCGGGCCAAGCTGTCCATGGCCTGGTAGCCGGCGGCCAGGTTGTAAAAGAACGGGGCTTTTACCTTGGCGTACGCCTTGTCTGGTACCCGAAAGCTCAGCCCGGTTTTCTGGTTGATATCGGCGAGCACGGTGCTCAGGTCGGCATGGCGCAGGTTGATCGGCAACGGGTTGGCCAGGATCGCGGCCAGCTCGCGGCAGAACAGCACCTGCTCGATCGCGTTGGACGAGGTGCAGCGCTCGACGTAACCGATGAAGTGGCGCTGCAGCGGGCTGTCGTTATAGCCAATATCCAGTGTCACCAGCCCTTTCACCGGCGCCGCTGCCTGAATGGTCAGCGTGGCGCGGCCGGGTGTGCGCAGTTCAAGGCGCACGTCATCGCTGACTAGGGGGTAAACGACACCGCCGATGGTCAGCACCTTGTGCAATTTCATACTCATGCTCCACCGCCCAGGTAGTTATCCAGTTTTTTCAGGGTGGCTTCGAAGCCGGATAGCTCCTGACCTGGTGCGTCCGCTCCACCGGCACCCGCGCCTGGTGCAGTCACGGACTGGCCCGGGGCACCTTGCTGCGTCACCGCTTTGCCGGCCCGGCGTGCTTCCACCCGCTCAGGATTGGAAAGCTTTTCCGCCAGCGTGAATTGCACGAGCCAGGCCCTGATCGAGTCGTCTTCTCGGGCACTGACACCGTCGGAGAACTGCACCTGACGGACGCCAAACGCTGACGCGGTGTCGTTGACCACCCGATAGGTTTTCAGCTCCCCACCGGTGCCGGTCGACTCAGCCAGGCGCATCAGGTTGCGCAGGTGCTCCGCATCGGCGAAGGGAATCAACAAGGTGACGGCCAGTGTTTTGGGCTTGAACCCCTTGTGCGCCGAATCGGTGTTGCTGGTCTGCCCCGACAGGTCGTCGCTTTCGATTCGTAGGTTGGCGGTGACCTTGAGGTTTTTGCCGCGCCCCTGTTCGCCATCGAGCAATAAGGTCATAGGCCCACCAATTCCCGAACGAACGACAAGCCTTTCAGGGAGCCGACCAGGAGCACGCCGGCGGACAGGCCCCACTCATGACCAGGTGCATCACCCTGCAGCAGCTGGTGACGCAACTCGGCTGCATTCCCCGGACCGATCAGGCGCGCGCGCATGCTGTCGTCGGCGGTACCGCCGGCGAACTGCGACTTGAGGTCGGCCAGTTTCTGCGCCTGTGCCTGGGCTTGGCTGGCTTTGCGGACAGCCAGCTTCGCCAGATCGGCCATCGGTGAACTGTCCGCATAACTTTCCAGTGACGACAGCTGACCGTTCAAGGCTTGCGTGGCGGCCTTGGTCACGGTGCAACGCTCCAGGGGCAACGCACCCCAGCGCGGCAGTGTGCCGGCGGTGGGTAGTTCCCACTTTTCCGCGTCCAGGGCGAACAGGTTTTTCGCTCGGCGTTCGGCGCGCTGCAGGTCTGACATGGGCAGCACAGCATTGAACCGGGCCAAGGTGGCCGCGAACTTGTCATAGCGCGTGCCCAGGAACATCACGGCCAAGGCATATTGCGAGCCAGCCGGTCGGCCGTCGTCACCGGTGTCCTCGAGCTTCTCGCCCAGCTGCTGCAGCAAATTGGGCGCAGACAGGTAACGCTGGTAACCGCGACCCTGCCCTACCCCGCTTTGAAATGGCGTCACCACCAGGCAGGCCGGCACTTCGCCCAGGGCATCGGTCAGCCCCGCCCGGCCAGCAGCCACGGCGGCTTCTGCTGCGGCACCGACCGGACCTGGTGAAGTGGTGGCCAAGTCGGCCAAACCTGCAAGACGCTGCCCGGTGCTGGCCAGCTCGCTGCTGGCCAGACCCTTTGCCGCCTCGAGGTGGTCAAGCCACTGGGTGGACTGCTCCGGCCAGCGCAGGGTGATGGGAGCCCAGGTCATACCGGTGCCGACTCCCACACCACAGCGTTGATCGCATCCAGATCCGCAGCCGATCGCGCCGCTGCCAGGGCTTGCTTGAGGTCGTTAGCTTTGCGCAGGCGCTGCAGCTTGAACTCGGTGAATTCGTCTCCAATCTCACGCAGCTGCTCGCCGGTGTGCTCCAGGAAGGCTTTCACACCCGACTCATCGCGGCAGGCGTAGAGACCGCCCAAGCCGCGCAGGATCATGCCGGTCAGGTTCAACTGATCCTCCAGCTCGGTGTCGTAGAAAAAGCGATCGCCCAGCACCATCGACCAGAACCCACCAGTGATCTCCTGCAGGCACGCCGTGTTGACCATGGCCATCTGGGCGACGTAACGCAGTTCGATCACGGCCGGGATGTCATCGATCCAGTGGCCATTGCCCCAGATCTGCCCCGGGCCTGGCTTCTCCAAGGTGTAACCCGTCGGCAGCGAACCGGCGCGCTCGATCACCAGGGGTTCGCGGGTGACGATGTTGTACGCCGTCAGGCCCTGATACGAGTCGACCAGCTGCCAGCGCCGGCCATCCCAGAACGCCGCCTTCTTTTGCGGTACCGCCGGCGGCGGGATTTCCACGCAGCCACCCGGGATCAACCAGACATCGGGCTCCAGCGGCGAACGATCGGCCACGGCGGTTCCGGTGAAGATGCCCAGGTGATCGGTTTGGTAGACGATTTTCGTGTCCATGGGATGGCCTCAGTACTTGATGCAAACGAGGAACGCGATGTTTTGAGGGCGCGTTTCGCCTCCACCGGTCGCGTTGATCGTGATGGCGTGGGAGTGATCGCCGATTGCGTTGATCGTGATGGCGTGGGAGTGATCGCCCACGGCGTTGACGGTGATGTTGTGAGCGTGCGCGCCATCGGTGGACGTCGTTGAAGTGGAGCCGGCGACTTGAGTGACGTCGTCGCCGGACGCCAGGAGCTCGCCACCGACCATGCTTGGGTTGGTGGAGCCCTCTTTCACCGTGTGAGCGTGGGCACCTTGGGAATCGCTCGACGCGGTGTGGGTGTGGTTACCGGCGGCGCCGGAACTGCCGGTGTGGCCGTGACCGCCGGCGGCGCTGGAACTGCCGGTGTGACTGTGGCTGCGAACCTCATCAGCCTGAGAGCTACCCAACACCCGGCCGACATCGATGCCCCGGCCATCGTCCAGGGCCCGGATGAACTTGCCGCGTGGGTCCGGCAGATTGAACGTGCTGACGCCGTCGCCGGCGCCGTAGGTGGTCCCGATCTTGGCGAACAAGGCGGCATAGACCGTGCGCGACACCGCTGCACCGTTGGCCCGAAACCAACCCGGTGGTGGCGTGGCCATGGCAAAGGTATCGATGCGCCCGACTTCGGAGTCTTCGATAAGCTTACGCAGCGCCTTGAGCGCCTTGGTCGTCGCCAGGATCTCGCTGCTGTCCGACTCCGGATCGTCGCTTTTGGCGTTAGGCAAGTTGCCCAAGTCGACGTCATCCTTGGTCGTCGCACGGGCGCGCAGGTTCTCGTAGTCGCCATTGCGCAGGGCGAACTGTTTGACCAGGGCGTCGGTGATGGGCTCGCTTTGACGCTGGTCGGTGATGTCTCCCGACACCGCCACGCTGGCCAGCTCCACCACGTAGTGGGCTGTGCCGTTGCTGTCGGCGTAGTCCGCTTGCGCCTCGCCAAACACCACCTTCCAGACGGCAACGGTGTCGCTGCCTTCGCGGGCCAGCGCGACGTCAAGCCAGGCCTTGGCCGGCAGTGCCGGCAGTTGCACCTGGACAGGCTCAGCCAGTTCGACGCGGATCCCTTCCACATAGGCAATCCCCGCTTTGAGCTGGTACAGCCCGAAACTGGTTTCCATCTGCAGGCTGTTGGCCAAATAGCAGGCGCGACCAAACACGTCACGGTTACTCATGCGCTCACGCCGATCGATGCCGTTCAGGCGCACCGTGAAGTCGTGTTGCCAGGTGCTGGCATCCACCGTGACACCGGTCAGCGCCTGGGCGCCATTGAACTCCACGAGGAAGTTGCGGGTGACGTTGTTGCCGATCTGCAGCGGTGGGATGTTCTTGCGCTTCTGCTGTACCGGGACCGTTGCAACAGCCAGCAGCACGCCTTCGGAGGCTTCCAAGCCGATCCAGTTGAAATCCCAGTCACCCACATCGGAGCCCACCATCAGGCTGTAGATCACCTGGTTGGGGCTGACATAGCCTTTGCGGTCATAGACTTTGGTGTAAACGATCTGATCCGCCGGCGGCTTGGCAGCTGCTCGATCAACCGGCGCATTC